CTTGACGTGAGCAATCATAATCTTACCATGAAGTTGTGCGGTATCTTTGCATCGCTCGATATGCAGTGCTTTACAAATAGCACTCAAGGTGCGCCTAGCAATTTCAACGGCTTGCGGACTGGGGTTATCTATATTGAGGTTATCAAATAATACGGCTCCTTTGTATTCGCCCTCAATAACTTTTAGTTGCAATTTGATGTAATGTCCATTTCCTGCCTTGGTTTGCTTAACACTAGCTTCATCAATCTGTACCTTATACTTCCCAGGTGGAATGACAGCAAAATCAGTAGTCGGTTCATATTCGTTATGATCGAAGTCGTATCCAAAAATTTCACTTATGTCGCTCATTAACCTCTCCCTTCACTTTCAATTACTTGTGCAATTGCATTTTGATATGCATCCCATCGCAATGGTAATTCGTATGGCAGCCGACCGAACACGCCTCGGCCACCCCCTGGGTGTCCTGGCGTTTTGTGCGTATAGAGAAATCGTTGACTGTCTCCTGCATCAATTCCTCTTCCGACTTTTTTACCAAATCCAACATCTTCTTTTTTTGCGACTACCTTAGTATTGCAAAAAAGAATAGCATCAGCCCACCTATATAGCAATCCAGATGCCCATTTGTGTAACGCAAATTGATATTGATCATACGATGCACTAGTAGTAGGATCATCGAATCGCTTTACTTCTACGTGTCCTATGATAATCGAAGCCATATTCTTTTTGCTTCTAAGCAAATCAAGGCAATCTGTTAATTGCGTCCATTCCCTCAGTGCTTCGTTGTACCCCTTCTGAAACCCATCCAAAACTTTTTCAATTGACTTTACGTTATGTCGTCTGCAAACACTCCCCCAAATTAATGGCTCAAGAGCACTAGCAGAATCCAGCACTACAGTTTCAAATTGATGCTCTTGCTCATACAAAGATCGTAAGCAATTCATAACATCATCGAAAGAGGACGGGACAGGATCATCCCATTTATAGCAATCTAAGTCATCAATTCCCTCTTCGCCTTTAACCGGAATCAATGCTGGATTATTAGATGACGCAGCAAAGGTACTCTTGCCAATCTTTTCAACTCCGAGAAGAATAATTCTTGGAGCACGCATTCTCTTGCCTTTGCTTAGCGAACTAAGATCGAATGCCATTATTTATTGCCTCTCCTAATTTCTCGATTGCGCTTGCCATGTGGTGAATAGCGTTAGATGTTTTTTTACTCAATTTTGTGTATTCATCTCTTGTTTTGTCTTGGGCGTCTAAGAATACTTGTCGTTCTTTTGGTAGATGTTGTGACAAAATATACCAAAATGCCCAGCCGAGGATTGCCAAAGCCCCGCCTTGTGTTACGACAACAGTGATCGGGCTGGGAGAAATTGACCCTGCTGCGAATAAAGAAACAGATGTAATTATTGCATAAGTAAAGATTCTCATTACATACATCCCAAGACATGCGCAAAAACGGTCTCTATATCATCTGTTCTTAGTTCTGGGTCATGATTCGCGCCCATCACAAGGTATGTCGGAACACGATGTATATCGAATTTGTCCACTAGATCACGATACTCATCAACATCAAATATAAAAACTGTTGTTATCTTTTTGAGATCATTAATTCTTGGCGCATCTTTTTTACAATATTCGCACCAATCGGCCATGAACACATAAACTTCATATCCTTTAGTGAGATTGTCAGGATACTTATTATCGCATCCACACATTACCACAATCATTGCAATTAGCATAATAATCCCAATGCTTAAAGTGATGGCATTGTCTATAAATCGCTTCATTTGTGTTCCTTTCGGCAATCCACCCTGGCACTATTGCCAGGATGGACAGTCAAGCTATTGCTTACGCATCTTTCCTGGCATCTGCGGCTTCACCAATCTTCGCAGCCAAGTACGCAAGCCCTTCGTCGGTAGCAAGCTTCTTTTCGAGAACACGGTCAAATACTGCATTAAACTCTTGCACTACAGCGACATCGCCAGATGAAAGAAGCTTAACGAAATCGTGAACATGCTCAAGCATTCCACTATAGTCTCCAACGCTATAGTCAATCAGAATTTCCGGCAGCCTCTTGAGGCCATAATTCGCCAGCAACGTCGCCAATTGAGCCATAGCACGACGCCGATCTTCAATTTTCTCATCAACACGGAAAAGGAATCGGAACACAACAAAACATACCGCAATACAACCAACACACACCAGAGCATTCAGTAACATTCTATTCTCCCTTCGTCAAACAATACATGATTGCAATCAACCAGAAAAGCAAGAATACTAAAACAGTAATTTCCATGACGATTGTCCTTTCTTTTTTGGATGCTTCCATTCATACACAACACCACCAGCGGCCCCAATAACGCAAGACAAGCAGATAGCTAGAGTGAGAAGCCACGAATTGTCTGGCTGCTCCTGCTCAACAGGTACAAACGGTTCAATAACAGGTGGCTCATCTGGCGTAGGCTCAACGGGTGCAGGCCGTGGTCTGCATCGCTTCCACGGACAGCCGCGTCTCGCAACATCTCCAACAGTATAAGCGAACTCAAGCTCTAGCTTCATTGCCAATACGGAAGCAGGAATCTTGGACCCGGCACGCTCGTAAATAACTACTCCGCTAGGCAATTGAAGACGGACAGTTGGAAGGCCCTTGAGATTTGGTTCGTATCGTTCCTTGTAAATTGCTGTACCAGATTCAACTTCATGAAAATGTACGCTCTTTCGGAACATTGCCAAATCCTTATCGGAATAAAACAGCGACTTAATATTCTCGTATTGAGAATTGCCCGTTTCGCCAACAATGGAAAAATGCATCTTTCCGGAGTCCATCGGCGGAACAACACGTTCATTGGTGTCGCCATAGGCTGTGACAGCCCAAAGAACGAAAATAGCAATTACACTAATACCATACAATAAAAACGTCTTCTTCACTTTTACCCTCCTTTTGCTAAGCATCAAAATAGTAAACATCACCATTCTCGTGACGCCTTTTGTCTTCGTATGGAGCTACAACTCTCCTATACAATTCTAATTTAACACATTCTAAAACTCCGATAACTGAATTAATATTTTCGTAACTCAACCCGCCAATTCCTAGATAATTTTCGATAATTGTAGATATTATAAAATTCAATTCACCTACATTGTCTGGACATTGTAGACGCATTTCGTAAAGAAAGTTCCCTTTTACAATGTTCCTTTTGTTAGGAGGGATATACGGCATGGCATTATCCTTTCTATGGAAGCGGTGATGTTGGTGAATAAATTGGCGTGAAAGCAATACCACCTGATTTCTTCCAGTCTTTGATTACAGCCTCTCTGTCCATCCATTTATAGCGCTTAATATCATTATTATCCAGGATGCACACTCTCTTCTGATTCATGTCAACCAAAGCTACCATGTGTGCCCCACCATGAATAACAATAGCCGCCCCTCGTCTAGTTTGACATGCCCATTCAAGAAATGCAACATCTCCGTTATCTATACCTGAGAATCTAAACCCAGCCTTTTCCATTGATTGCAATATCTCACTGACTGCTACACCACCGCTCCTAGCTTTACGCACCCAGTTGGCCATTTTATACTGATCTTGCCATCGCAAAAGCGATACAGTAGTGGCCCATACACAAGAGCCATTGTTGTAATTCTCTTGTCGTAATGTTTCTGGTAAATTTACAACTGGGTGCTCTTGAGGATAATGTTTATAGTAAGTAATTCCACTAATGACAGCTAATATAAAACCTGCGGAAAACACAATGAACATCACGCCTAGCATGTAAATCAAAAATTCAAATGTTTTCATTGTTTACTTTCGATTATAAAAATGTTCAAAAGTAGTGATGCAATAAGTGCATAAAATAATTTGTTTATTAATTCCTTGGAAATAACAAATCATACACATCAATGAAAGCATCAGTGCTTTGATTCTTGCCATAATCAATCATGTACTTGGTCTGACCATTACTCTTGCTGCTAACCGAAAACCCGCTAGGGTTCACTTCAAGCTTCAACTTAATATCGCTCTCAGAAACAGGCGGCTCAACACTAGGATCGAAAATCCATGCAGCGCCAGTGTCTTTAGCGAACGCAAGAATTGACCTAATAGGCACCATCCAATGAAATGAATCGGCACCGCGAACGCCAAGAGTAATAATCCCAACAACTCTGCCGTCATCGCTCAACGCAACAAGGCCACCAGAGGAACCTGGCTGGGCAGGGCAAGTAATTTGGTCATAAATACCGTGTTCGCTTCCGCCAAATTGTGAAATATTTACACCAACGCGACTTACAATTCCATCTGTCAAACTGCAAGTCCCACCCAAGTCTTGTCCGCCGGGGGCTCCGCAATGAAACAGTGCAGTGCCAGGTTGTGGAATTTCCTCATTGAGATAAAATAAAGCGCCAACCCGAAATTCATCATCAGCCCTCACGCGAAGCAATGCCACATCACGACGAGGATCAACAGACATTACCTTGGCGAAAAACTTTTTCTCGCCAACGCCACGACCATTAACGACTTTTTCTTGTACAACCTCAGCATCCATGTAAGAAACCTGTTTCTTATCAGAGCCGTCAGCATCAATAACTGTCTTCACCTGACGCAATCCGTCAACGACATGATTTGCAGTCACAATCCAGGTGGTAATTTTCCCGTCAACTTCAGCTAACACAATAAGGCCAGACCCTTGGGATCGACCTGCCTTTACGTTCACAGACACTTGCTGCAATCTTGCACCAACTGACGTGTCTGCGTACACAACAGAACAAGCCAACGCGACACACAAAAACAATACAATCCTCTTCATTTTGCACCTCCAATAGTTCACTTTAGCCTCCTTGGTTTCAGTAAAATATTTTCCTTACGACAATATCTAACTAAACTGTTAGGGCTCCATTTGCTTGCGTTAGTAGTGTCCATTATGCCAATATGTTTATACGCAGCAGCACATAATTCAGAACAAAAAAGACTAGATAAATCTTCCTTGCGTAATCGTGATTCGATCCCGGAAAATCCTAGACCTGCTGCCCTGAATGCACCGATTGCATCATAGTTTTTGCCAAGCTGAGACCGTAAAAAGCAAGTCAATCTCCGACTTTCAAGTGGCCTGATTTTATGACGACATGGATAATGCCATACACGACCTTTTGTATTGCGCACCTTAACACCAATTGGACGCACCTTGACGCCTGGTTTACAGGCCAATGTCAATACACATCCTGGTAGCGAAGTAATGGTTGCTTCAAATAAATACAATCCTGGTTCTGTATAACGATATATGCCAGGAATGGCATTATCAAAATCTTCTTTTTGAAGTTCAGCTACAATGCCAACATGAGAAATGTGATAATATGGAATACCATAAGTAAGGAGATTAATTCCAAAACTTAGCCAGCCATCACCAGAGAATCCCAGTATGTCCCCAGGTTTCATAATAGCCTCCATAAAAGAAAAGAGGCAAGTTGCGTGCCTTTATATAAATGTTCCCTAACCCCAAATGAGATTTGGTCGATTGAAAAGCTTGCACGCAAATTGCCTCCGATTGTATTATACCATGCAATTTCCGTAAGTCAAGATTTCACCTGCCATTAGCTCAAGCATGGCCAGCATGCCCGAGTGCAATATTGCTGCAATCATTAAAACAATTACAATTCAGACATTTGTGCCCATCGAATTATAAATCTCTTCCGGTATCTCTGCCTAGCGGCAGATTTCATTCCCTGTATTCTCAGTCGCTCGTCAAGTTCAGATAGCATTCGCTCTGGAGTATACCCTAATCTCTGTGCCTGTTTGATCATTCTAAAAACAGCATCCGTTTTATCGTATGTCTCTCCTTTTTCTGTACGTCCAATTAACTTAGTTGGACGAGAAATTTCTTCTGCAAAATTTCCTGGTGTTGCATTATTATAAACTTGAGCACCAGTGCCAAAAAGTACAGCTAACGAAACCGCAGTCTTTCGTGGTACATTTTGCT